GGATATACAGCTTGTATATTCTTCCGGCAAACCAAGGGTTGTCACTTTGTACTCTAGTTTCAACACCGAGGTATTAAAGCCGCTTCATACCTGCCTCTACGCGATTCTTAAACGGAAGGGATGGCTTCTTGTGGGTAGCCCGACCCGTGAGAAGTTAGAACATCTACGCGATGGCTGTGCCGATACCGATTGGCTCAGTTTTGACTATTCGTCAGCAACAGACAAGATTAAGCTGGCGTATGTACGCGCGATGATAGATGTTCTCAAACAAAAGAGTGTGGGGTTAAGTGACGATGAGGTTCGGTGCCTGGACGTTTTAGGCGATCTTCGGATCGACGGGTACACCGCCGAAAGCGGGCAGCCTATGGGGAGCTTGATGAGCTTCCCACTGCTCTGCTTGGTTAACAAGACCGTTGTCGACATGGCGCTTACCACACTTATGGTCAGCGGGCGCATACAGTTCAAGGAATGGACTGGTCATCGTTGTCTTATCAACGGCGATGATTTGCTTACCCGAGACGTCAGTATGGTGGACTAGTCGACGCGATTGAGGCCGAAGGCACGCAAGTAGGCCTGATCGTGAATAAGGAAAAGACTATGAGAAGCCCTGTATACGGAGAAATCAATTCCACCGTATTCAAGAACTGCGTTGAGGAAAAGAAAACGAATGTGAGTTCCTTGTGGATGGAGGAGGGTGTGGCCGACGTTATGGGTTACGCTAGCGAGGCGACAAAGAGTCCGAGAGGGTTCCGGATGGTGGTGCTTGCCAACGTGTCGAGACTGGCTCGACAGAAAACAAAAACTGTGCATCGCCTTCCCGGGGACCTAATCGCCCAAGTCCTTGCGTCGAAGCGTTTGAAATACGCCATTTCCGCCCGTCCCGAAGCCGAGGATCCTGTTCTCACCAACCTATTCCCCGTAGTACCCGTGCCCGACGGATACGATTTAACGCGCGAGGAAGAGGCTGCGACACTCCGCCGTGAGGTGGAGAGGGCACGTGAAGAAGAGTCATGGATCGGGCTACACAACCAGAAGAAGAAAGCTCGTGAAGTGAAAAAGGAAATGCTCATTCTTCCCGGGGAGCGGCTTCCAGGTCGTAAGATCTGGAAGTTACTTCAGCCGAAAAAGACCGTACCTTTGGAAACGACTTTGTCGTGCTTCGCCAAGGCATGGGAGCTCAAAAGAAAGGAAGCATTGCTCGCGGATTCCACTGGCGACGATCCACCACTGATCGTCAGTGACTTATCCGGTATCGACCGTTTGATCGATACAATTAAGTACTGGAAAAAGACAAAAGAAAAGGTGGGCGTGTGCGCCGTTGAGGCCCCGTCCAGCGGAGAGGAGTTTTTGGCCTTCGGGCTGACAGACGAGTCTTCCTGGATATCCAATCCAGTAATGGGTTGTGACAATGTAGCGTCACGCTATGTGTTACCGTAAGGTGGCACCCGAC